TTTTCTCTAATTGCTATGTCGAGAATATTCTCAACGGTTAATACATAAGGGTTTATTAATTCAGTTGGTAATTTCTTTAATTTCGTTTCTAAAGCATCGGAAAAGAACATCGTTGGTTTAATACCACGGTTGTAAATATTCCCTGCTATTATTTGCGCTATTGTGTTATAATTACCTTTTTTATATTTGCCTTTTTCGTCACGAAGTCTTATGTTTTTTCTAGCTGCCCAAACTGCTATATTTGAAACAAAACTCAACCATGAACCTGCTCGACTTCCAGAACCAAATTTAAAACGGCTGTTTGGTGCTTGTTGTCCTTTTATCTTTGCGTTCGGTGAAACTTTGCTAGGGTCTTTTCCTTTAACTCCTTGATCTTGGAAAAACCCGTAATCTTCCATTGAAAAACCGATGCGAATAGAATTTTCGTAAACTTTGCTATCGCCTTTAATCGAATTGTAAAGCTTTTTAGAAGCGTTTTTTTTACGTCTAGTTAAATTCGTTCTTGCTTGTTTAACAACTCCGTCAACGAACTTTTGTAATGCTTCCGCTCTTAAATCTTTACTCATTGTCGTTTAGTTATTCGTTTAAATTCTCGCTCCTGAATTTCATCGCTTTGTTTTTTAAACGTGAGAAAAGTAAGGCATTTTCGGAGTCCCAATTTGGTAACTGCATCAAACTTTGTAACGTCTCCTTGAGCGAGTACATTGATGCTTCCATACCAACCCCACTGTTTTCCAAATTGACTGCGTTCGCTAAGTCTTCCTTCGTTAGCTTCTGCATTTCCTTCTCCAAATATGTCAGCGTAGCCATCAATAATTCTTTTTCTAAACTCCAAAAAAAAACATTCGCTCCCTTTACTATCTCCAACGGTGCAAACTTCATTAAATCGCTATATTCGTCGCTACCGTTGTAATCGTGTATTGAATAACGTTCGCCTTTTGTTTCTTTAATTGGTCGATACATAACTGCCATTGCTTTGTGAAAATTAGAAACGTCTTGTAAGTAATTTTCTAGGTCAACGTATTCGCCAAATGTTATTTTTTCTAAATTCGGAATAAAACCAAACTCCAAATCTTTTATTTTAAAACGTTCGTGAAATTTCCCTTCGCTTTTTAATGTTTCAGTCAACGAAAGAATTAAATCCGTTAAATCATTCATCGGTATTTTTGCAATTGATTTTAATTCAATACCGCAAAAACATTGAACCATTTGCTCCATTAAAAATTGTTCGTCTTCGCTATTTTGCGAAGCGTTAACAAACTTTTGGTAATTAACCAAAGGTATTTCCGAAATAGATGTTGGAATAGTAATTTCTACTTTCATAATATATAAACTATTTTAATCAATAAATGTTATACACGCCTTTATTTGTGCTTATGGATTCCATTTCGTGGTAACGCACCGCATCAATTGCGTGGTCTTTTCCCCCCTGCGGTTTATTCAGCTGTTTGCCAGTCTTATCAACGTCCCAACAATACCCACGAAGTTCTTTAATTAAATTAACGCTTTCCGAAGTTACTAAATATTCTTGCTGTTGCATTAAATCAATTCCGTAATTAATTGAATCTTTGCCTTTCGTTGCTGGGTATATTTGCAACCCCCTGCGCCGTATTTCTTCAATACTTTTCGGCTCGGCGCTATCTGCATAAATCAAAGTATCTTTTGGTAATAGGTTCGCAATATCACCGTTTAACATTCCCGTTTGGTAAAACAATTCTTTAAGAATACGTTTGTCATTCCACTTATAAACTGCTATTGCTGAAGTTGGGTCATTGGTATATCCGAAGTCTAATCCTATTCCTAATAAACGAGCATCCGTTGGTATTGAATCGATTGTTTTCCAGTTGCTAAATACAACGCCTTCAAGCATTCCGATTTGTCCTTCGCCGTAAACTTTCCACCAATTAGCCCAATAATTTGATGTTAACGCTTTGATTTTATTATTCTCTATTTGCTGAATAATAGAATCGTCTAACGCTTCATTATCTAAATAAGTAAGTATTATAAAATCTGCGTTCGGGTCGTCTTTTAATTCGGAGTGAACCCAAAATTCATTGACGGGATTGAAGTCTAAATAAACGTGTTTCTTTGTACGGATTGAAAGTTCGTTATAAGCGTCAAAGGTCATATTATTACACTCATTCATATATAAAATGTCACGCCTTGCACCCCTTAATTTACTAGAATCATCTGCCGAAAAGAAATCAAAAACAGAACCGCATTTCATTGTATACGTTAATAACGATTTGTTTAAACATTCATCGTTATATCGGTTCGTCCATTTTAGAATTTTAATAAAATCCTTTAACGCTCCACGTCTTAAATGTGGTATTGATTCAGCAATAATACTTATTTCGCTGTTCGGGTTTTTAACTGCGTAATCAATTAGGACCGCTAAAATAGAAAATGTTTTTGAAGCCGAAGTTCCGCCTTGAATTATTTTAATTCGTTTCTTCAATTGCCGTATCTTGTTGACGGCTGTCGTTCGTTTGAACATAAACTTTTTTTAGTGCGTTGACCCTATCCGCTAAACAACTTGTGCAATTAGTAAAGTTCGTTACCTTGTTAAAAACGTTAGTGTGAATTTCGTTTAATCGGTATTGAACGGAGGGAACAATTGAACCCCTTGCAACTGTAAAAAATTCGTGTAGAAAGTTGTAATCTGCTTCGTTTAAACAATTGGGTTTATTATAAGGAAATAGTTTGTTTAACGCTTCCTTTCGGCGGTCGCAACCGCAGTCTTCCCCTGCTACAAATTTAACAAGTGCTTTAATTCCAGTTGCTGTTGTGATTTGGTCGATAGTGTCGCCTAATCCTTTTGGTTTTCTTTTTGCCATTATTTATAAATTTTGTATTTCTTGTTTAACTTCTAATAAGTATTTTTGCAAATAAATAGCATACTCATTAAGTGACGTATTAGTATTTGTGAATGGTAGAACTAATATCATCTGTTCAACTGCAATTAAAGCGCATTGTTTAGCTGACGTTGAAATAATATTTGTTTCTAAAAATTTATTTGAATCACTTTGCCAATTTAACATTTTAAGATACAATTCTTCTGCTTTCTCTTTCGGTGTCATATCAATTCGTAATCGTTATTAATTAAATCTTCATAATCTTCTTTACAGTTCGCTTTTAATTTACGCTTACATTCTGCCAACGTGTCGAATACCGAGCGCAGACTTATTGTCGTTCCGTCCGAAATATCTCGCATTGATTTTCCGCTATCTAAATACAACCTAAACAACATTGCATCGTACCATTCCCACTTATCAATTTCAGCTTCGATAATGCTGTTAAAACGAAATTGTGCTTCGTGATAACTGCTATTGTCAACGGCTTCAATATTCAAAGGTAAATCATTTGTTTTATAAACTTGCTCTTTTGCTTTTACAAAGTTTAAAAATATAGACTTCAGCGTTAAATAAATATAGTATTCATTCACTTTTCCGTTAACAATTATTTGTTCGGGTTGCTTATTTCGGTCTAGTCTAAGGTACATTTCTTGCACCAAATCTTCAGCATAAAAATATTCGCCGAAACTGTTAATTACTTTTACATAACTCTTATGGTTCTTTGCAACTTCACTTAACCAATTCATTCATCTGGAAATAAAGGTTGCTCGATAATTGTATTTTCAATAGACTGTAAAGGTGCTCCGTAACCTGAATCCATCAATGCTTTGTAAGCTGAAACATCGCCGTCCCTTGCTTTTTTAATTAGTGCCAAAGTCATTAAATCTTCTTGTGACATTGTTTCGTTTACGCCTGTTAAAGGGTTCTTTAAATTTTGATTAACCTCCAACCATTGACGCGCAATAGTTGAACGGTTACGACTTCCTTTTGGTCTTCCGTTTGGGTTTCCACTTTCGCCTTGTTCAAATGGTTTTAAGTTGTCTAATTTATCAGCCATAATTCTCTGTTATTTCACTGTTTATTTTGTCCTTGGGTCTTTATTGTTTGCCCTGTTATTTGCCCTTACTGAAGCGACATTTTGTAACCTTTCAACTTCCATTTTAAACGGGTAACAATGCTTCATATTTTCAAGTGTGTAATAAACTATAGACGCACGGTAAGGGTTTTCTTTTGTTTTTATGATAGGCATTACCCCGTGAATTTCACTTTGCCCATCAAATATTGCTAAATAACCGTCTTCTTGTGCGAGTGCAAAACCATACTCAGGGAAAACAAGTTGACCGCCTACAATCCCGTCTCTTAAAATTAAAACGTTTGATAAATTACCCCTAAAATTTCCCGTGTCTTTATGGTATTTTATTGCGTGGTTTACATTTATGTTTGCGGTTGTAAAGGGTGTTTTTTCTTTAATTAAATAATCGCTATCAACGTTTTCTTGTATTACTTTTAAATCGTGTTCGTGTTGCGTTGGTAAATAGATTTTGTAAATTTCAGTTAAGTAAGGTAAAAAACTAAATAATATATTTGCGTTTTCTTTTTCGTTTTTTGTTTGTGCTGAAAACCTACAATAATCATTTCTTAAAGGTATTCTTGGTAAACTTCCAAATACGCTTGATTGTGTTGGAAGTGCTTTTCTTGTCCTGTAAGTTTTTACATATTTTGTATTTAAACTTGCGTTCCTTATTCCTTGTAATTGATTATTATCTATTTTAATATATAAACCTACATTAACGCCATTTTTAGTAAATAAAGTGTCTTCACTTATTACTAAATTATAATCATTTTTTGTTGGCGTTTGTTTTATTAGTTCTTCGCAGCCCTTAATTTTATTTAATTCAAATGTTTTCATTTTCCATTAACTTTAAAATTACTTGGCTATGGTTTTCTAATTCGTGTTTTGCTTGTTGTTTATTAAACCATTCAATAACATTTTCAAAAGTTTCGTTATCATAAACTAAAAACATTCTTTTTAATTCAGCACTTAAAAATTTATCTAATTTACTTAATTGGTCTAAACCTTCATAACCTTCATTATTAGTCATATTATCTTCAAAGCCATAAATTTGCAAACCCCACTCTTCCAACTGCTCCGAATCCCATTCGCTTAATAAACTCCAATCCCATTCGCCACCGCTTACGTTATCCTTAATCAGAAATTCTCGTTGTTGTTCTTCCGTAAGGTTATCGGCAATTATAATCGGAACTTCTTTTAATCCTGCTTCTTTGCACGCTTTAAATCGCATATTTCCGCCAAGGATTACCATATCTGCGTTAACTACAATAGGTCGAATATCTAGCATTTCTGGAAAGTCTTTTATTGATTGAACTAACTTCTTAAAATTGTCGTCTTTAATTAACCTGGGGTTGTTTGGGTTTAATTTAACCTCGCTTAGTTTTGTTTTGATTGCATTCATATCGTTAAAAATTCTATAACTTCATTTTCTATAAAATCAAAAAGTTGTTTATCAATTTGTGTTTTGCATTCTAATTTTTGAGTAGTTATTTCAAAGGTACAATGTAATTCTAAATTTGGCAAATTTGACCAAACAGATTCTAATTTACGCACAAAAATACCATTTTCGTAAACGTCAATAATTGCTACTTTATTTGCTTTCATTCAATTGGTATTAAATTCTGTATTTCAGTCTGGAACGTTTCAAAGTCCGTCCACTTACAAAGGTAATAAATTCCTCCGCTTTCTTCAACTTCAATTTGTCTTGCTTTTTGTGAATCACGTTGTTTGTCTTTTCCTATCTTTAATTCCAAACTTAAAAACTTACCGTTAACAAGTCCCTCTGCGTCCGACATTCCTTTATTTGAACTAGGTATGTAACCAATTCCAACTCTATATTTTCCCTCGCTTGAAATACGTTTAAATGCTGAAGATTTTGGGTAAATGTAGTGAACGTAATCAACGATTAGTTTTGTTATTTCGTTGGTGTTTGCGTTTGGTATTTTTAAAGTTTCTTTTTTCTGAATAACAAATTCGTAAGGAATACCGTTATCCGTTTGTCGAACCTCAACTAATCGTTTTTTAGTTACTCGTTTTTTATCCAAATCGTATTTTTTAAACGTAACTTTTGACGCTGGCATCGTTGAATTTAAACAATCAATCATATGAACGTAATCAATGAATTGTTTAAGGGTGTAAGGTTTCAAACTGTTTCTATTTTAAATTCACGTGAATAATTACCCGTTGCAATTAGTTGTTTTTTCTTCCAAAGTGCTAACTGACGGCTCGGGAAATACCAAACCTGAAAATTAGCATAAATTAGTTTATAAGTCATTTTATATTTATTTTATAAGCTTCAAACTTTTGTTTTAATTGCTCGTTTTGTAACTCCAAATCACGAATGTAACTTTGCGATTTATTAAAGTATTCCTGAATCAAAAGTAAACGGTTTAATGTTTTCTCGAATTTAAGAATTGTTTTAGTGTTCGGCAAATCTTCCTTTTGCTTTGCGATCAAGTTACGTTCAACTTCGATAATAATATCGTTTAGAAAATAACCTGAGTGTTTGTATTGCGTTTCCATGATCCAACTCATATCGAGCTTTTTCCACGCTTTATCGATTTCGTGCGTTTCTGCTAAAATTTCTTTTATTGAATTCATAATCCTGCTTTTGTGTTTAGTTCGTCCCAAATTTCAACTTT